TGTATGTCCCCATCCTTCCGATAGTCGCGGAGGAGAAGGGTTTGAAGACAAGGTTTCCAACCTGCAGTCTTACTGCAGTGAACCTTGTTCAACAAATCCTTCGGCGAGTCGCTGACCATGTTATGATCAGGGACCCGCGATTCTCAGAGGCTCTTGGTGGAGACCTCCGGGTTGACATGCGGGGGGAGGACGGTCCTTGGGAATCCCAGGACTGCACCGCCGCCACCGACTTGCACCCAGAGTGGCTCACCAGAGGATTTTACGAAGAGTTAGCGGAGCGCTACTCTTGCCTTCTTCCCTACAAGCGTTGGTTTCCAAAGCTTTTTGGTCCGAAGAAAATCCTCTCCTCCAAGCCCGATGATTTGTTACCATCGGCCTTGTTGGAAGAGTACTCGAGAGCTCCTCTCCTAGATGATAACCTTTTAAGGCCATCTAGGTTGAGAAGAGGCCGAAATGGGCTGGGCCATGCGGACCACATCTTAGAGATGTGGTCGGATTGGCTTTCCATGCTCAACGGCCTACCTGGGACGATTACCTCCACGGGGCAGATGATGGGAGATCCCACATCTTTTCCCCCCTTGATGCTAGTCTCTCTGTGTTCCGCAGAGCAGACACTCAAGGTGTATCCCTACACCACTAAAGAGCGGCGTAGGCGATACAGAGGGTTGAAACCGTCCGAGGCCAAGCTGAAGGGAGTCGGCGATGACGCCGTTCTTCCTAGATGGCACAGAGCTCGGCAACAGTTGTATTACAGCTGTTTAGAAGAGCTCTCCGCGATGTTATCGTGGAGCAAGTGCTTCAACCATCCCACCCGGGGCCTCATTGCCGAGGTCCCGCTTGAGAGCGGGTTCGAAGTACCTTTCTGGCCTACTTCAGTCTTGGTGGCGCCTCCTGGAGGCTCCAAGGGTCACGTCACCTGGGTTTCCCAGGCGAGCGCCTTTGGAGGGGACGCTACGCGCCCCACCAGGAGTATACCCAAGTTCTTTTGGAAGTTATCCCCGTATTATTATACGTGGATGCTTGCCATTAGGCTTGGGCTGCCTTTGGGTGCCCCTGAGGCTTACGGTGGGATAGGTCTTCCTATCGCACCTAAGCGCTCAAGCACCGACCATGTCAGGTGG